GGGGGGGAGGGTGCAAGCTGTTTATGCGCGAATGCAAAGGGATTTAGCGGGGCGTGGTGGGCGGTATGAGCGTATGATGGCTGATAGGCGCGTCCCGGTGGATCGGTATGCAGGGCATTCTGGTCACATGGATGAGCAGGGATGGGGGAAAACCCTGCATGATCTGGGCGATCCTGACGCCAGAATTGCCAGCACGCTCGGGCGGTTTGTGGTGCAAGAACATCCGCAAGGCGCAGTTGCTCACGACACGTATGACTTTGATCGTCTTGGAACTGAAAAAGACGAGGGATTTTCATGGAATGCGCTGGCGAACCCAGTTGCGTTTGCTGACATGATGATGCGAAAATATCACCTTGGGCATCCATTGCCTGTGGAGATCATGCTGAGGAGCCAAAAATGAGTCTTGTTAGGTTGCCCGGTAAAGGCGCTCACGCGCATAAACTGGTGGCGAAGACTGCGCAGGAAATGGCGCAAGAGATATACGAAACGCAAGCCTCTCGCTCGAATGAATTTTACGAGCAGTATCCAGATCGAGAGGAGTATGTTGCGAAGTGCTGGCCGCTGTATTTGGACGCAGCTAGAGCCACGCTTGCACAGTTATTAGCGTCAAACATGGATGGCACCTTGAAAAGTGAAATCCATGAGGCATTAATAAGAGACGCGACGTTACGTCGAGGGCGTGAGGGCGTCCTTCAGATGAAAAAAGGTGCAGGAGCCTAACACATGAAAATGATGAAATTTTGGGGGCAAGTGACCAGAAATGCAGAGGACGGCGGGGGTGCTGCGCCACAGGAAGAAGCTCCTGTTGTCGCGGAAGCCCCTGTCGAGGCTCCTGCCGAAGAAACTCCGGCTCCCGTTGAAGAGCCTGTTGTGAAGCCTCCGCAGGGACTGCTGGATCGCATTGGGCAGCTTACCCGTCAGAAGCGGGAACTTGAAGAGAGGCTGAACCAATTTGAGCAGCAGTATGTGGCCCCGCAGGGTTATGCTGCTCCGCAAGGTCAGCCTGTTGCCAGCCAGTATGATCCGCAGTCTGTGCATCTGGAAATTCATCGTCAGGCGCAGGAAATCGCTAAGCAGGAACGCTGGCGCGAGACGACTGACAAGGTGTGGAATGAAGGGCTGCAAAAGTTCCCCGATTGGGGGCCGCAGCTTAACAACATGGCGATGCTGTTGGGAGGCATTCCCCAGTCGCTTACTGAGGCTGCGATTGAGTCTGGGACGCCGCATGAGGTGCTTTATCACCTTGCGAAAAATCCCGACGAGGCCGCGAGAGTCGCAATGCTTCCGCCGACGAAGCAGGCAGTAGCGATTGCTTCGCTGGCACAGAATTTCAAAGGGGGAAAGAAGATCACTTCTGCTCCTCCGGCGATTGCCCCGAAAGTGAATGGGGCTGCGACAGTTACGGCGTCACTCGACGATCCGAACTTGTCGATGGAAGAATGGGCGAAGTTGCGTATGGCATCTCGCCGCAAGGGACGGTGACAACAGCCTAGTGTTGTCCCCTATCTGACCGCAGGGTTACGCGGACTGGGTTGGCCCGTTAAAGAGACGGACGCGGGCACCGTCAAAAGTGGCACAGGACTCCCTCGTGCATTTTGGCTCGCGTTCGGACTTAACAGGAGGCCCAGGTGGCTAACTCTCTTCTTACAATCTCCATGATTACCCGCGAGGCGGTGCTTCTTTGGAAGAACACCAACTCGTTTCTCCAGCACATCGACACGCAGTATGACGATCAGTTCGCCGTTACCGGCGCGAAGATCGGCTCTGCGCTGCGTATCCGTCTGCCCAACGACTACACCGTTCGTAACGGCCCGGTCGCGCAGATTCAGGACACCGCGGAAACCAACACGACGCTGACGCTCGCCACGCAGAAGGGCGTGGACGTTTCGTTCAGCTCGTCTGAGCGCAAGCTCTCGCTCGATGATTATTCGAAGCGCGTGCTGGCCCCGGCGGTTAACAATCTGGTTGGTGCGGTTGCCGCCGACATTATGTCGGGCGTGGAACCGGGGGTCAGCAACCTGGTTGGTAACTTCGATGCGGCAGGTAATCTGCTCCGCCCGACGCTGGAAACCTGGCTGTCGGCCAAGGCCCTTCTGGCGCTCCGCTCCGCTCCGACGGGTGATCGTAAGTTCATCCTTGATCCCGTGTCTATGGCCCGCACGGTCCAGAATCTTTCTGGCCTGCTGAATCCGGCCACGGAGATTTCTGAGCAGTATCGCACGGGTGAGGTTTATAACGCGATTGGCTTCGACTGGTTTGAGGATCAGACCGTTATCAAGCACACCACGGCTGCTTGGGCTGCTATGACGGTGAATGGTGCTGGCCAGACTGGCAACACCCTTGTCGTCAACGCGCTCACCGGCCCGCTTTCGCAGGGCGATATTATCCAGATCGCTGGTGTTAACGCCGTCAACCGCATCACCAAGGTCTCGACGGGTCAGCCGCAGATGTTCGTCGTTACGGCGAATGCTGCGATTGGCGCTACGTCGCTGTCGATCTATCCGGCGATTGTTCCGCCGGTCGGTGGCGCTCCGGTGCAGTATCAGACCGTCGATGCCTCGCCGGGCAACGGCGCTGCTATCACCCCGATGACGCTTTCGGGCGCGGTGTATCGTAAGAATATCGCGTTTGTGCCGGAGGCTGTCACGATGGCGACGGCGGACCTGGAACTTCCGAAGAACATGCAGGAAGCTGCCCGTGAGCGTATGGACGGCGTTAGCCTTCGTATGGTGACTGGTTTTGACATTAAGTCGGATCAGTTCATCACCAGGCTGGACGTGCTGTATGGTTATCTCTGGGTCAGGCCCGAGTGGGCGGTCGCAGTCGCGGATATCATCTGATTTTGGTTGGGGGCTTCGGCCCCCTTCTTCTTCCAAGGAGCCTTGAACATGGCAAAGCAGAAGCAGCAGTATCTCGGAGTCTTTGAAAACATGGATTTCGAGCCTTACAAATTCCGTGAATATCCGAAAGTTGTTGGGTATCGAGATGAGAAGAAAACCATCCCGATCATCGTCAACGACGCGAGGGAAGAAGTTGATTTCATCACGCAGGGTGAACCTGGTGCCCACAAGACTCGTGAAGAGGAACTTGCTGCGGAACTGGAACGCCGGAATGTTGAACTCGAAGAAGCGAAGCGGCTTCTGGAAGAATTTAAGAAAAACAAAGATGCTTTGAAGGAGGCCAGCAAGCCTCTTCCTCCCGGCGAAAAGAAGGTTTAAAAAATGACGACTGCCACAGACATTATCAATTTTGCGTTTAAAGACGCTGGTGTGTTAGGTGTGGGGCAGTCGCTTCTTGCCGAGGACATGAACGACGGGCTTACGCGGCTCAACATGATGATCGCACAATGGCGGGTCAAGCGCTGGCTTGTGTGGCATCTTGTCGATGTGAGCGTTGTGTCAACGGGAGCGCAAAGTTACACGGTCGGGCCGGGCGGAGACATTAACGTGTCGGCCCGCCCTGATCGGCTTGAGGCTGCGTATTTTCGGCAACTCAACGCATCGCAGCCTGTTGACTATCCGCTGCAATTGCTGCAATCCAGAGAAGAGTATTCGAGGATTGCGCTCAAGCAGCTTAGTTCGTTTGCACAATGTGTGTTTTATGATAGCGGGTTTCCGCTGGGAACGATTCATCCTTGGCCGATCCCGCAGGCTTCGCTTTATGAAATTCATATCTTGTTAAAAGACGTGCTGCCGCAATTCGCAGACCTTACGACAAGTTATGACTTTCCGCCGGAGTATCTCGCGGCGATCCACTATAACATGGTTATTCGGACGAGAGCGGCATATCGACTTCCGCAAGACCCGCAGTTCGATGATCTTGCGAAAGACGCGATGGAGACAATCCGCGCAGCAAACGCTCAAATTCCGACGCTTGTGATGCCGGAAAATCTGATCCGCCCCGGCGTCTATAACATCTACTCGGATCAGACGAGGTAAATCATGCCCCTTCCCACTCCCTTTCAATCTGGCGCGCGGCTTATCGACGGCGATGAGCTTAATAATGCGATTGGTTATCCTGATTGGGCGAATAACCCTGGTATCACTGCTCTGGCTGGTGGTGGCCGCACTGGTGCTCCTGTCCTGATACTGGGCTTGAACTCCGTGACGACTGTTGCCAGCGCGAATGACAGTGTTGTGCTTCCGCGCGGCAATGCTGGTAGCATAGTGGTTGTGGCGAATGCTGGTGCAAATGCTATGCAGGTGTTTGCTAATGGCAGCGACACGATCAATGGCACCGCCGGTGCGACTGGTATCTCGGTGGCGAACGCGAAGCGGATTATGTTTTTCGCGGTTGCGCAGGGTGTCTGGTTTTCGATCCTCACGGCGTAAGGAAAAATAAGGTGCCTCAGCTTTCTCTTATTCAAGGTGCATACGAGGCTCGCTCCATCATTGCGAACGCGCAACGGTGTGTGAACCTGTATCCAGAATTGAATACGAAAGATGCTGAGGTGCCTTATACGCATTATTGCACTCCAGGTCTGAAGACTTTGGCACAGGGGATTTTTGCTGAAGTTCGCGGGCTTTATACTGCGTCGGACGGCAAGCTATTCGCGGTTATTGGCGATACAGTTTATTACGTCCCGGATAGTTTTGTAATGCAGCCGCTCGGCACGATTGCATCCCAGGTCGGCCATGTGTCGATGTATGATAATAAGTTCTCGCTGATTGTGCTGGATGGATCGTTGTTTGGCTGGAGTGTCGATCTGACTACGCTGGCTTTTGGGATTTTCAGTCCGGCAAATTTTGTCGGTGGAAATCAAATTCGATACATTGATACGTTTTTGGTGTCTTCGACGCTGAATGGAAACATTCAATCAAGTGACTCGAATGCCACGACCTACACTCCGCTTGCCCTCGCGACCATGACAGGAGACGCGGATAGGCTGCAAATCCTTGATGTGGTGCATAAGGAAATCTGGAGTTTTGGAAAGCGGACGACAGAAGTCTGGAGCAATGTCGGAGCGTTTCCGTTTCCATTTCAGCCTATTCCCGGTGTGTTTATTCAGCATGGAATTGCTGCGGAGCGCTCACTGGCGAAGTGGGGGCTGAGTATCTTTTGGTTATCGCAGGACAACAACGGTGAAGCGTTGGTGATGATGGGATCGGCCTATAAGGCTGATATTATCTCGACGCCTGCGATCACCGATGAAATCGGGCAATACACAAAGATCAGCGATGCGATTGGATTCTGCTATCAGCAGGGATCGCATATTTTCTACGTGCTTTCGTTCCCGACTGCTGATACGACTTGGGTGTATGATCTTTCGACGCAGATGTGGCATGAACGCGGATGGATGGACAACAGCGGAATGCTGCATCGTCACCGCGCAAATTGCGTGGCGTTTGCGTATGGCAAGACGATCTGCGGAGATTGGCAGAACGGGAAGTTATATGAATGGGATCTCCATGCGTATGACGACGACGGGCAGCCAATTTTGCGTTTGAGGTCTTTTCCGCATATCGTGCAACATTTAGATCGAATTGCCTACAAGCAATTCATCGCGGATATTGAAGTCGGAACGATTTTGACGAGCGACGATCCGCAAGTGATGCTGCGATGGAGCGATGATCGCGGACGGACTTATAACAACGGTTTGTCGCAGTCGCTCGGGCAAACTGGTGAATATCTGACAACTCCGACCTGGAACAGATTGGGGTTTGCGAGAGATAGGGTGTTTGAACTCTCGTGGACTGCACCGTGCGCCTCGGCGTTGAATGGTGCGTTTGTGGACGTGGAGAAGATGGAAACATGACACAGTTGTTGGTGGTTCCGTCTTCCATGCGGAACCTTGTCGATCAACATGGAATGGCATCTCGGCAGTTTCAAGTGTTTCTGTCAAACCTTGTCGCAGATGTGCAGAATGCCCAAGCAAATGTTGTGCCTTTTGGTGGTTGCGTGCTTTGGTTAGACACCTCACCGACACCAAGTGGCTGGACGGACTCCGGTGATACATTGGTGATTGGGCCTAACACATACAAACTGATTAGGAGAGTCTAATGGACCCGATCTCTATGGCGCTTATGGGGGGCGGGAGTCTTATCTCTGGTCTCGGCGGGATTTTGGGGGCAGGCCAACAGGCTAGTGCCTCAAGAGCGGCTGGCAATCAAAATGCGATGTTGCAGGCGATTGCTATGCAGCAGGCGCAACAGCGGTTTGGCGAGGCGCAAAAAGGTCTGCAACCCTATATGCAAGGTGGACAAACTGCATTTGATCTGCTGTTGAAGTATTTGCAGGGCGGCGCGGAAGGGATCGGCGGGGGTGGCTCGTCGCTGATTAGTAATTTCGCGCCGACTATGGAGAGGCTTGAGCAGACCCCTGGTTATCAGTTTATTCGGTCGCAGGGACTGAAAGCTGCGCAGAACTCTGCGGCGGGAAAGGGACTTGGAAGTTCCGGCAATGCCTTGCAGGCTGGTGTGGACTACGCGGAAAATCTAGCAGGCACGACATTCCAACAGCAGCTTGAAAATTATTTGAAACAGAACGCGCAGGCGTTTAACATGCTGATGGGTCCGGCAGGGACTGGTGCGCAAGCCGCGAATGCGAATATGACTGGGGTGACGAATTTTAATAATATGATGTTGGGGGCGGCCAGCGGTGTGGGTTCGTCAATGGGCGCAGGGTTGATGGGTGGTGCCAACGCAATGGCCAATGGGTATAACTCATTGTTTCAAAATGTCGGCGCAGGGCTCGGCGCGATGGGAATGAATTATAACAATCCGCTATACAGCAATGTTGTTAGCGCAACGAACTTTGGTCAGAATAGCCCGGCGTTCCGAGGAGTCGTTGGCGGCGCTGGTCCTGGTTACTCAGTTCCTACGCTTTAAGAGGGTAAGAAGATGGTCGAAATTCCGTTTCCGCAGGCACAAGCTCCTGCCCCTCCGCAGAACCCTCTCCAGATGGCAGAGGGAATGCAAAGACTTGCCCAGCAGCGTCAGGCTTACGAGCAGCAGCAAATTCAGTTTGGCGCGAAGCAGGCGCTTGGGCAATTGGCACAACAGGCGTTTGATCCTGAAACCGGGCAGATCGACACGAATAAATGGCTTGCTTCGGCAGCGCAGCATCCACAAGCGAGTTTGCTTTATCCTGAAATCGCCAAAGAAGCGCTTTCGATGGGGCTTCTGGATGCACAGAAGCACGGGCAATTGCTGGAAAATAATAAGAAGCAATTAGAATTTACAAATCAGGCGATGGCCGGACTGGCTGGAAAAGACACCATCACCGATAGTGATGTGGCGGGGGAGTTTGCTAGGATCGGTGTCGGCACCGGCATGGGTTCGAAATGGGCCACGCAGAAGTTTCTGGAATACTCCCAAGGCCGAAAGGCAGGACTTTTTACTCCGCAGAGCTTTGTGCAGAATGCGCTCAAGTCGAGTGAAAGTGGGCTAAAAGCCCTTGAGGCGGCAGGCGGGACGTTTAACCAGCTGACGCAACAGAGAGAAGTTTATAACCCTGAAACTGGCCAGCGTGAAATGATTCCGACTCAGGAATTGCTGCGCAGACAGGGTTACGGAATGGCGCAGGGCGGCGGGGTGGCTCCTCCCCCATCAGGCGTCGGGCAGGGGGGTCTACCCTCGGACTCCCCTGCCGCTCCACAACAAGGTGGTCTGCGCGGAGTGGCGACTTCTCCTCCAATGGGAGAGGAAGTTTATCAGCAGGGCCGCGCGAAGCAATGGGATGATCTGCGAAAGGATGTTGCGCAGGCTGCGGAAAGCGCCACGGCAGCACAAATGCAGCTTGGTGAAATGAATTCGCTGCTGGCGGATATGGGCTACGACACTGGTATGTTTAGTCCAGAGAAGTTGCAGCTGGCAAAGGTGTTCCTCGCGATTGATCCGAACGATCAGTTTGGTGTGCTGCGGACGATTGAGGGATCGAAGACTGCGGAAGACGCGGTTAAGAAAATCGGTGCGTCGGAGGCGTTTGATAAACTCGCCGTGATCGCGAAGACTGAGGCGCTTCGATCTGCAATGGGTGCGTCGAACAAACTTACTAACGCGGAGTTCAAGACGTTCCAAGATGCGCTTGTCGGCCTTCGGACCTCACCAGAGGGTGCGAAGGATATTCTGGCGTATATGGAAAAGATGAACAATTTGATGCTGCTGAGGAACAAGTTCCTTAACAAGTATGAAGAACTGCATGGAACTCCGAAGGGTCGAGATGCGGTGAAGTTTGAACAGGCTTGGACAGGATATGTGCTGAGCCGTCCTGAGTTGTATAAGTTCGGAGGGAATAAGTAATGGCCTATGGGGTCGAATATGCTCCGAACGCGCTGCTTGAGGAGCTGAAAAAGCGTATTGCGAAAGTTGAAAGCGGCGGGCGATACGATGCGCTCGGCCCGGAAATTCAACGCAAAACTGGAACTGATCGAGCGTATGGTAAGTATCAGGTCATGGGGGCGAATATCCCCCAATGGACCCAACAGGCGCTCGGACGGCCGTTGACCGCGATGGAGTTTTTGCGTTCCCCCGAGGCGCAAGAAAAGGTTTTTGAGCACCAGATGCTCAATAACCTGCATAAATACGGCAATTTGCAGGACGCGGCGAGTGTCTGGTTTTCAGGTAGGCCGCTTGCCCAGGCGCAAAGGGCGGGCGCGAGAGATATTAATCTGGGAGTGGGGGAATATGTTGGGCGGGTGATGGGCGCACCTGCTGGTAAGGTGCAAGGTGGTGTGCAGGTTGCCGGAGAATATGACGATCTATACAAGTATATGGATCAGGAAAGAGCACCTGTTCAGCAAGCTCCTGCTGCGCCCGCTCCTGTTACGCCGAATGAGTTCTCAGAACTCTACAAGCATATGGACGCGGAGCGTCTTGATGTGCCCAATCCGGCAGCGCAGACGCAAGTGTCTGCCCCTGTTGAAAAGCAGCCGGAACCTGATTGGTCAATGGCGAAGGGATTTGCACATGGCTTGACGCTTGGCGGACTGCCGTATGCAGAAGCAATGTATGAGACTGGAAATATCCCGGTGCTGCGGCCGAATGCGCCGGATGCCTACGCGCAACGGGTGAAGGAAATTCAAGAGGCGCGGAAGCAATACGCGGAGCAATATCCGATTAGAAGTGGGATTGCAGAAGTCGGTGGCTCGCTTGCACCGATGGCAATTGGTATGGGCGCGGTTGGTAAAGCGGCACAATTGGGTGCGGGGGCAATTGAAAGTGCCGCCCCGACGATAAGGCCGCTCGTGCAAGGCGCAATGCGGTTCATGGGCGGTGAGGCCGGGCGTCCGATCTATCAAGGAACGCAAAAGGTCGCGGAGGCCATGCCCGGTATTGCGGGCCGTGCAACCCGCCTCGGATCGCAAATGGCTTATGGGGCCGGACAAGGCGTCGGCACCGCTCTAATGGGACAGGGCCTCGCGCCCGAAGATATGCCTTTGAGCGACCAGATTAAAATTGGCGCGATGTTTGGAGCTGTCGCGAGTCCGATCGTCAATGCACTTTTTGCCCCTCGACTGGGCGGCAGGTTTGCTCCGGAAATCGAAGAAAATCTCCGGAAGAAAGCTCAGGAGTGGAATAAAGAATTTGACCTGAATGTGAGGGCAGGGCAGGTTGCGAAAGGTGCGGCGAAGGAATATGACCTTGCTAACATGCCGCAGGGTGTGCATGAAGAGCAGGTCAGGAAGTTCAATGAAGAAGTAAAGAAGGTTGTGCAAAGTGAGCTAACACCGCAAGCGGTGGAAAGCGCAAAAGAGTTTACCGGAAAGGAACTTGGCAGGGTGACGCAGGGCATCCCAAACATGCGTCCTGATGGAAAACTTAATGAGGGCATTTCTCGGATCATTCGGGAAGCGGATAGTGAACCTGATCCGGCTATTCGGGCACAACTGTATAATGCGATCAGGCCGTTGCTTGACGAGGTGTATGCCCCAGGTGGACTTTCCGCAAGAACCATTCAGGACTTGTTCACATCGGGCGGATTGCTTGATCGGCGGTTGTCAGGAACGTCGAATGAAATCAAGCAGCATTTCGGCACGATGATTAAAGAAGAACTGGGAGACTTTTTTGGTCGGAAAAATCCTGCACGAAAATACCTGTGGGATGCGTTGAGAGCAAGGTATCGGGATTTATCGACGCTGGAAGAGATTGTGAATGAATCCGGAGTTGTAAGCCCGAAAGCGGTGAGTAAGGCTGTTGGTAGGCGTGGGTCGCGCACGGCAATGGAAAGGTTGGGAGAAGCAGGCGAATACCTGCCTGGTTCAACCAATCGTGGTGAGGCGGTAGGGGAAGGAAAGCATGTGCCGTTCTGGCAACGCGCTGCGACCTATTGGCCGACCTACGGACTTGCGACTGGGCCTGCGGGATATTTGATGAATGCCTACTATCCGCATCTGTTTGAGCATTTGCCGGTGCTTTCGCAGTTCAATCCTCTGACGTTGACAGCAGCGGGGACGGGTGCGGCGATTGGCAAGATGGGAATAGATGCGGTTGCCAATAATGCGCTGGCGTCACGAGTGGTTAATAATAGGTTGCTGGCAAATCCTCCGTCAACAAGGATGGGGCCGGTAACAACGAATGCGCTGAGAGGGGCAGTTGGCTTTTTCCCGGAGCGGTTCGGGCAAGCGCCTGAAAGGAAGAAGAAATGAGAAAGTTTGCGGTAGCGACAGCGCTGTGGCTGTTGCCTTGTATTGCGAATGCTGCGACGCTGTTGCCTAATGGGCAGCAGCAGTTCGTGAATGCGCTTGG